TATTGCCATGATACTAATGTTGCTAAAGGATTTTTCATTTCTCTGTTATAACGTTATTTACAAGCTCATGCTTACCTACTAACATTCTTCCCGTTCCACCACCATGCTCATCATCGCATTTATCAACATAAGCTTCTTCTATTGTATCCCAACTATTACTTCTCTTTATGACTTCTCCATTGTAAACTAAAAAGTAATTATACCTAGAAGGATAAGTAAGGGTCTCGGTTGTACCATCTGGATATTTCTTTGTACGAGTCGCACCCGGAGTTGTATTTCTGTACAACTTTAGGTCGTGACCCTTAGAACTTTTCCTTATTAGCATTTACTTGTCCTCTGATTCCTCTTCTTTAGACAAAGATTCTTTAAGCATATTGACAAATGCATTGTATCCGACTGCTAGCTGTTCAGCTACGAATTGATTTGTTCTTTGCTTGTTCTGTATATCATTAAGATGATTTACCATTACTTTTTGCTCATCAGTCATATCCTCAATGATATATTCTTTATCATCTAAGGTCAAGACTGGCTTCTGTTCTTTTTGTTTTTTAGCCATGTTAGACTCCTTGTTTGTTAATTAATCTTCTTTCTTGCTATCTTCGTAAGCTTTCTTAACACCATCTGTCCATATTGCACCCGCAAGTGCTTTTAATTCATCGCTTTCACCACTTACATCCATATCTGGTGTTAATACTTTTCTATGATACTTGTAAGAAATTTCTGCACCATCTTCCATAATAGATGTTTTCGTACGAACATTAATATGCTTGTACTCACCTCTTACTTCATAATCATCTGTTAAAACTTTACTAATCGCCATATTATTTTTCCTTTTTAATTATCCAATTAAACTAAATATGTTGCACTTCCAATTAATCTTCCATTAACTGGAAATTCTGTGTTTGTCAAGTCTCCATCGCCACCTGTGCTATCAAATTGCCTTAGTCTAATATGAGTTCCACCATTATCAATAAAACCATGAATACTTTCACTTGCTGTTATTGACATTCCTGCAACAAATCCAATTGAAAAAGCTGGTCTTGCACCTACATTTTTAGAAGTAAATGGAAGTCCTTCTATTCTTAATGAACCACTAACAGAACCTATATTGTCTGGTTGTATTTGCATTTGGACATGAACCATATTTCCAATTCTTGTATAGTTTCCTTGCTGTTGGTCAGTATTGTAGCTTGTAGCATTATTTGTTCCGTCACTATATACAGGAGTCCATGTACCTTCTTCGTATCCATCAAGAACCTCTGATGTGGATGTCCCAGCATCTGGTGCTGGTTGGGTAGCTGAAAAGTTTATTCCAGCACAATGAACTGTAGCACCACTATCTTGTGCCATATACACATCAGTTACAGAAGAATTACCAAGTGTTACTTTGTTACTACCTTGTCCTGTTGTTCCACTTCCTATAACTGTTTCATTAGTAGCGTTATTAGCACTTGGATTAGAAAACCCACCTATAATGGTGTTTTCAATTCCTGTTGATATAACATTTCCAGCTCCATAGCCTAATGCTGTATTGCCACTTCCTGTAGCAAGTTCTAATGCTTCAAAACCTACTGCTGTACTTGTTGTACCAGTACTAATAGTTTTCAAAGCTTCAAAACCTACTGCTGTATTACCACCACCAGATGTCAAGCCTAAAAGAGACTTATATCCCACTGCAACGCTTCCGTCAGCATTATTTAACGCTCCATTCATAGCTAACGCACCAATGGCTACACATTGGTCTGTAGTAGCAGAATTGTCAAAAATACCACCCATTGCAGAATAGCCAATCGCAACATTTTCTGAACTTGCATCCGCAGTAGTTCCATGTTGACCGCCTAATGCAAATGAACCTAATGCACTATTATAGCCACCATCAACAATATCGAATAAACTTCTGTATCCAATCGCTGTATTATAATCCGCTGTTGTAACTGCTGTTCCACTTTGATGACCAACAAAAGTTGAATTTATACCTGTATCTGCAACATTATTTCCAGCATTATAACCAAAAAGCGTTGTTCCAACAGCTCCACTTGCATCATTATTAGATAGTGAGATTCTGGAGTTGGCATCAAGTTTCATTATATCACTTGCTCCTACACCAAAACCCATACCAGCATCACTATTATGGTCATAAAAAATATAACCACGATAAGAAGCATCACCGCTTGTACCATCTGCAAAATGTATTTTACCTTTGCTAGTAGTTCCAGATACAATAGTTATTCCATTATCTCCAGTAGTTGAGCCAACAACTAAATCACTTGCAGAGCTTTCAAAATCTGAAGGAGTTGTATTTCCAATACCAACATTGCCAGCGGATGTGATTCTCATGCGTTCAGTTATTGTTCCACCATCTGGTCTAGTTAGAAATGCTAAATGCCCACCACTATCATTGCCTCCATTTGAATCACTTGTTTCGACATAAGCAAAAAGTTGAGCTAATGCTCCTTTATCAGCATCATTTTCTGTGTTGGCAAATGTTACAGCACCTATTATGCCATCATCTGAATTAGATGCTCCACTTAATTCTAAAATACCTCTATGGGTTGCACTATGTACTGATAAAACTGTTCCAGTTGTTCCAGAATAATGTTTTGGAGTTGCAGTTCCAATACCTACATCACCTGTCTGCAAAACAGTTAAAACTTCTGTAGAGGCATTATCATTTAATAAAGACATTCTACCATCCGTTTGCAACTTAAATTGCATATCTTTATTACCGCCTGTTTCTTTAAATAATAAAAATGGAGCAGAATCGTCTAATTGAATATCGCCAGAAACATGAAGAGCAACTAAAGGCTGAACATTAATACCAAGCTGACCAGCCTCTGTTAGCCTCATCAACTCTGTACCAGCACCACTACTACTATTAATACTGAACTCAAAAAATCTATTAGTATCATCATTATCTGTATCAATATTAAATGACATATTCTCAAAAGCATTTATATGACCAGAAGATGCATCAGCAGTTCCTAATGTTAATATTCCACCAGATACAGTTGCTGTTCCAGCAATAGTAGCATTTTGGTCTTTATCTATTGTAATTGCAGTAACAGGAGTTCCACTTGTGTTTCTTGTAGAAAAAAACATATTAGAAGCTAAATTACCATTTGATGTATTTGCTTTTTGAACGGTTATACCTCCAAAAGTTGCAGTATCACCACCAGAAGTGTATTGACCTTGAAATCTTATTCCCATTGTAGGTGTATTTGCAATAGCGGCATCATCTTCAATTTGCAACTGACCTTTAGCATCTCCTGTATCCGTATTAGGCCCTTTAATAACAGCAGGTAAAGAAAGCGTAACATCTCCTGTTCCAACTCCAAGTTTACTTCCAGCAGTTAAAATTAAGTTACCCTCTACTATCTCATCATAGTTACCTGTTCCATTACCCTGCACAGTTAAATCGCCTGTAATTGTAACATCACCTGAAATAGTATTACTACCACCAAGGGATACATTCAATCTATTATTAGAAGTATCAAGTACAGCGTTTAACGCTTCTTGAGAGGTTCTAGAATTTGCGGCTATTGCATTTCCTGAAGAATCTAAGAGTACTTTGTTTAGTACTTCTTTCGTAGTAAATTTATTTATATCTGCCATAATCTATCCTATATTCCTCCACCACCGCTTAAAAGCATCTATATTGGTTAAACTAAATTAGGGACTTTAACAACCCTACTTCCACCTGTTTTATCTTTTTTTCTTACACCGTATCTGTGAACGGCATCTTTAAAATTTCTTTCATGCTTATTAGCCATTAACATGGAGGCTTGAGACGTTCCAGCGTCCCTAGCTTTACCTGCTCTATCCATATATAAACATTTTTTTACATAATCAACAACAGCCAACTCTAAAGTATTGTCTATATCTAAGCTATCTGTAATTGCAGTTACGCTATTTGGCTCTGCATAATAATGTATTAGTATACCATTTGTAACCGCTTCAGATATAGCCTTAAATTGTTTTCTAGCAGTAGCTCTTCTGTTTCCACTAGAATCTACCCTTGTTACCAAAGCAAGCTTATCACCTTCGATGAAGTACATTGCTTGGTTTTCTGGAAATTTTATATTACTTGCCATATTTAATCCGGTATGCTTGCCCCAGTATTATCTGAGTCAATTAATAATAAATTCTTATCAACTAATCTAGGTATTTGTATATAATCACCCTCATTGTCCATTAGATAAACTCTAGTTACTTGATTAGCTTCAAGCTTATTATTACTAGAGTCTTGTGCACCATCAGCTAAGTCATAATACAATTTATCTGCTACAGTTGATATTTTAGCATGAACTACTTTTGTTTTGTAAGTTCCTATCTCAACTAAAGCATCGTTTATTAAATTTAATATATAAGTTTCTGGAGCATCTGGGAAAACCAATCTTACTCTACTTATTAATTCTTTTACAGTTATTGAATGTACTGCCATTATGCACCTACCAACTTAGCTAATCCTTTTTCATAATCAGATTGCAGTTTTAGTTGTTGCTTTTCATACCAAGAATACTCAGTATTGTCAACATTTAACCTAGCTTGTATCTCACTTGCATGACCCTGAGCCGTAGACAAGTAAGCGTTTATTTCTTTTACTCTCATGTCTCCTATTGCAGTCCACTCTGAAAGATGAGCTTGTGCTCTTCTTATTTCTGTTTGTGCAATATTTAAAGCTGAAGAAACTATTTCAACATCTTCATTTGCCTGAGCACCAAATGCATCTGTATCTGATGAAGGTTGGTTATTATTAACTACATTTTCAGCCGCATCTAAAGCATTCTTAACTCTTGTTAACTGAGAATCATCTGTGAGAAAAGTAGACTCATCTCCAAAAACAGATTCACTACTTGCGTTTTCAAACTTACTAACAGCCGCATTAGCTGAAGCTGTAGCATCTGTTAATGCATCATTTAATTTAGTAAAAGATGTTGTTATATTTGTATTGCCGTGCTTTTCTGTCATTAACTGCTGTAAAACTTTTATAGAAGCATATAGCACCACTAAGTACTCAGCTTCATCTGGAAAATTTGCTATTGTACTAGCCGCACTAGCATCTACAGTAGGAAAAGATACAAACTCAACCTCTGCTGTTTGGTTTGCAGTAGGAGTAGGATATACTTCTAAAGTATTATCGTATACAAGATAAGCAGGGTCTGTTGCTGTTGCTAATTCCATATCTGAACTGTCTTGTATCCTACCTCTTTTAAATGGATTTACAGACCTACACGGTCTTTGTATACCACTACTATCTGCATCCAATCTTAAAACTCCTAAAACCTTACCTTTTGTATCCATGTTAGATAAAGTTGAAGGGGAATTATTTAATGTAGATTTATCAGCACACTTATATAGTAAGTTATTTGGAAGCGAATTAATTATTTCTTTAGCACCTGCAGTCATGAAATCATCCATAGCTGTTTGGTCTGAAAAAGTTCCAACTAAATCTTGTATTTGAATATCAAAATTAGCCATTAATTAACACCTGCCTGCCTTACTTTTTCTTTCCAAAACTTATTGCTCTTTGCAATTTTATCTTTATTTATTTTATCTATATGACTATCCATACTAACTGTTGAAAATTCTATGTCACTTCTCTTTCCTATCTCGCTTTGCATAAATAAATTAGTAGTATAGTTAGCTTCAGATGCTTTGTTCCCACAAGCTCTGCAGTAAAACCATCTTTCAGGGTTTGGTGTATTACAATGTTTACAATTCATATTACTCCTTTTTAGATTTGGGGGCCACCCTTTATACGATAACCCCCACAGTTCTAATTACTGCTTAACTTTATTTATTCAGTTTACGCTACGCTTATTCCACCGTCTGCTTTGGTTTGACCTGAAACATAATAGTTTTCACCATCGCACCAAATGTCTATAAAGTCTCCTTGGACAGCTACGCCATCTGCAAAGGTTATAGTTGTGCAACCAGCACTATATGGGCCATCTTCGGTTGTGTCAACCTCTAGCTCATTAATACCATTTACAATAATTACATCGGTGTCAGAAGCCGCTTTTTCTACAACTGTGTAAGAAGCGGAAGCAGGTGCGGCATCTACTACTATCTTGCAGTACCAACCAATACCAGCATCAGCAACAGCAGGTAAGGTAGTAGCAAATTCAGTAGCTGAATTAAGCATAAATATCTTACCACTATCTTTTTCTAAAAGCTGATATGCGGCTCCAAGCTTAACAACTTTTTTCTTATGTGCAAAAGTTGCTCCACTATTTTGTTCTAAGTAACTTGCTCTAGCCATTATTAAACTCCTTCTAAGTTGATTAAGTAGTGACTTTCAGGAAGAGAAACTTCCAATCCAGCCTCTGTTAAAATCATATCTTTACGAAGGTCTTCGTCAGCAGACTGAACATTAGTCATGATTTGAGTGTCACGATTAACTCCATTACCTACCAATGGTCTGTAAGCTACGTTATCCATATCAACCATACATAAGAAACCAGAAGCAAATCCTCTGAATAGAGGTTCCTTTACTAGATTCATTGTACCGTGGATAGTCTCAACTTGCAATACAGTATGACCAAAAGAACCTGTTGATTTTTCAATATTGTAACGAAGTTCGTTAGCAACAGACTGGTCAACAAAAGAAGTTGAACCAAGCTTATTGAAAAATGTAATTACAGGTAAACTAGCAAGAGCTAGCTTTGAGTCAGAACCTCCACGAGCAGGGTCATACACAACTTCAAAGTCAGATAGTAACCTATCATATGTTAACTCAGAGGTTTCAGAAGACCTGAAATAAGGTGCACCTGCTGAATAAGATAATGCTGTATCACCAGTATTAGCTGTTCCGTTAGCGATAATATGTCCTGCAATACCTTCAGAGTACTGAACTCCTCCAACACTTGCACGCTGACCAAACAACATAGCACGCTCAATATCTACTTTATGTTCACGTAGTTTTAAATTCCAAATTCTTTGGAACTCATCTGCGTATCCACGATAGCGAGTTGCTCTTGCTGTATTAGACATTTCACAAGCTGTTTTAAATATTTGGGTAAATCCAAAATCATTATCTAGCTCTTCAGAGAATACATCTGGTGCTCCAGAACCTTCTCCAAAAGATGTTCCAATAACAGTACACTTAGCATTGTTAATATCAACACTACCATCTGAACCTGAAATAGTTTTCATTTGTAAAGATGTAGTTGTTCCATCATCTTGAGGTGCTGATTCAATTCTAAGTATAACGGTATTTGGGGCATTAGCACCAGTCTCCTGACCTACTGCCACTACCATACCTTTTATTAGCCAATCTACTGAACCTCCACCGGATAAATCAACAGAGTAACTTGCTGAACTTCCAGAGGCTGGGATAGTTGTATCCCCGTTAATTAAGAAAGAACGATCGGTCATAGCGATTTTAGTTCTATCTTCTAAAAATCGGAATTGAGGGTCATCCGTAGGAACTTTAGCTACCTTAGAGAGATACACGAAAAAAGGTGATTCATCTGGGGCCAACTCCGCTACACGGTCTGAGAAATTGAACAGTCTCCTAGTGTGATAACCTGAGGCGGCTTCACCCGGAGTTCCAACATTCACAATTCCTTGATTGTAATTTGCCATTTAGGGCTCCTTGTTATATTTGTTTTCTATTTGAAATGCTCATAACGCCCTTCCAAACATCCTCTAATTCATTAGGTTGTTCAGGAGCAGAACCTTGGACTACACCAGCCGTAGTTGGGATAGTTTTAGTTTTTTGAACAGCTTCTAAGTTTGGCGAAACTTTTTCTTCTCCACCTTTATGTCTTCTGTACACATCTACTAACATATCCAAAGGAAGTTCTTCCCTAGGAGTAGTAGCAAATTGTATAAAGTCTTCAGCCATATTTGGGTCTGTAATGCCGTGCTTAGTAGCTAGGTCTTGCTTTAGGTTGTTAATTGCCATTTGTTGCTGAAACCCTGCCATCTGTTCTTGAACAGCTTGCTGAGCAACAGCCTTTTCTTGTTTCACCCTCATCTCATAAGAGGGAGAACCGGGCTTGTAATAAGCTTCCCAAGGGTCAAAAGAATCTTCTGTAACCTTTGGTTCTTCTTTATTACTAGCCTCATTACCACTAAGTGTGTTTCTCATAGCTTCAACAACATCGGGTCTATCTTGTAATACTTTTCCCAACTGTTGATACTTACGAAGCTCCTCGACTTCGCTATTGAGCTTTTCATAGTCAGCAGATTTTTTGTCATACATTGATTGAAATTTCTTAGATTCATCTACAACTTCTTCTCCTGTAGCTTGTTGGGGTGCTCCCCCTACTTGCTCTGGCTCAACAACTTGTTCTAAAACTTCGCCTTCTACACCTTCTATTGTGGCATTTTCGTGCATAGTGTTTTCCATTATATTCCTCGATTTCTTTTAGTTAGCATCACCTAATTAAAGATGTCCGTAAAAGCAGAACCGGGAACTGTTCCCACTACTTCTGTTTTCATTAGCTTACAGCCTGTGTTTCCGAATCAACAATTCTTTTTAGATTATCAACCTGAACCTTAGTTTTAAACTTGGTATCATTTTGAATTTCATTAAGCCTGCTTTTGAACTTCTCAGTTTCAGCCCTCTTTCTAGAGCTAAGCGTTTCACGCTCTGCTGTCTGTAGGTCTCCACTAAGTTTCTTAACTTGGCTTTCGAGTTGTTGAATATAGGATTGCATCTGAGCCATTTGGCCCTTTCGCTGTAAGACACCTTCTTTGTCAAAGATTTCAGTTTTCTTTAAAACCTCGACATCATCTACCAAATTCATTTTAAACGCCTCAAGGTACATCTGATATTCAGCGACCCTGTTTGACGGTAAAGTTGAACCAGATATGATTCTCACGTCGTAATGCCCTACCGTGATGTTATTTGTAATGGCATTGACTTCCTGACTTCTATCGTCATACATGTTGTTAACTGTAAATTCAGTAACATCATTATTTGGTTGTATGATTCTAAAAGTCTTGGCGTAAGTATAATGACCCTTGGATAGGTTGTATAAACTTTTACCTAACCTTGTCAAACTTCCTTCAATATCCCTTAGTTTAGATTTACCACGAGTCTCGCCCATCTCAGCAAGCATCGCAGTACCACGAACTGTTTCTGGAGCCGCTTCTCTAAAACCTTGCATTAGCTCCGGGATACCAAAACTTAAATCTATATAGTGCTCTATTCTACTCATTAAATTATAAAACTCTCCAGACAATGATTGTGGGGCAGGGAAGTGAGGTGCACCGAACTCAGGGTTATAAGGTATGACAGCATTAGGTCTAGCCCAATCCTGTTCTAACTGCCCCAAATCATCTACGCTACCCTCTGGAACCATTAACTTAAGTCCAGCAGAGGCTTGAGCGTGCGAGAGAGTGAGAGAGAAAAGCTTATTCAAAAGTCTTTGTGAGTCTTTAACTTTTGATATATCAGACTTTGGATAAGGAGTTCCTGTCCATATATTAGGAACTGGAATTATCGGATATATGTCTGTGTTTAATATTTGTTCATACAAAAGAATATTACCTGCAGTTGCACAAACTTTAATTCTTGTTTGAGTTACTTCTACTATCTCTATCATCTCAGCTTTTATTAGTAACTGAGCATTTTCTGATTCAATAAATTGATTATACTTTTCAACATCTAGTATAACTTCAGAACCATCTTGCTTGTTAAATATTCTATAGAAAGGAACTTTAACTTTCATGAATCTTTCTAAGATTCTATATTTATTAATCCTATTGTATTCTGATTCATATGCAACGTCTGGAGTAAAAGATTGAGAAGAATTCTTTCTTCCAGACTCAGGATAATCTTCTTCATCGTAATATGTTTCTAGGTCTTTTAAAAAAGGTTCAACTTGAGGATACATGTTTACAAGTTGGTCTTCAGTTAATATAGTAGACAGTATAATTCCAGACGCATCATCTGCATAACGATGTCTTGATGCAGGGTCTACATAAACTCTAAATGGGTCTAAGTAAGTATACTTTACTTCACCTCTTCCGTAATCTGCTTCTGGGTCAATATAAGCATACATATAACCCATACCTGCAGTAGCGTAATCATGAACAGCTTGTTTAAACTGAGTGTCTCCATCTGATATATCCCATATGTACTCAAGTATAGTTCTCCAAACATTAGATATTCTACTGTCTGAATCTTCTCTACCTACAGCACTATACTTAGGAGACCTAGAAGTCAATAATGATTTTAGTTTTTCTATTGCCGCATAAACACGGTCAATAACAAAATCACCTTGGCCAACTGCTCTTAATGCATCTGACTCTTCTTGTGAATAATGATTACCTAGAAAAAAGTCTACAGAGTCCCTAGCTTCTACATCCCATTCAGACCTAGCATCTCTCCACATTCTCCACAACTGTCTATTTACTTCGGACTTCTGTTGTTCGTTCTTTTCTAATTCTCGTATACTAGAAATAGATACACCTACCTTTTTGGTGTTTAATATACTAAACTATTATTATATAATGCAAGTACTTTATTATATTTTTTGACCAGTAACCCAAGATATAACTCTTTTGGTTGTTCTTGATACAGACTTTACTGTTTTGTTTTCAAGAAAATCTAATGCATCAAATCTTTTGCTTACAGGTGGCCTAGCTTTATTTATAGCATACCACAAGCCGTCAAGTATATCGTCATTCTTCCCCTTAGGAAACTGAAACATTTCATCTACCAAGCTAGTATGAGTTCTTTTAATAAACATTTTTTTTCTATTTACAATAGGTGCAAGCAAAGACTCTAACCTATCTTCTTTTTTAATGCCACTAGGAGGTCTTACTCCTAATGCTATTCCCGGAGCTACCTTTCTTTCCTTACCAGACAGGCTATTAACAGCATCTTTTATTATACCTTGAGCACCCACATGTTCAACATTAACTCGCTTTACAGGAGAAAACTCTCTAGCGTATTCTAGTATTTGCTCGGGCATATCATATAAAGGTATATGTTCTCTCATATAATCTACAACATATATATTTCTATCGCTATCTATAGCTATAACCATTATAATTTGATAGTCACTTGACTCTGTAGCTTCATAAGCTAAGTCAACACCCATGTATATATTTACAGGTATAGCATCTTTTGTATTTACAAGATAAGCGTATCCATCTCTGCTTTCAAACTCATGGTCATAATACTGAAGTCTATCTGTTTTAAACTTAGCATTTTCTAAATCTCTAGCTTCATTTAAATATTCTTGTGCAAATTTATGTGATAGTCCAACATCTTCAAATCTTCTGCGTATATCTAAAAGTTTTTCTTTTGAAAAGTAACTAGGCCAAAGGACTGTACCATCTGAGTCTATAGCCTTGTGGTACATAACATCCCAAGCGTAACTACGCTTATCCCTTTCTGCTTCTACGTATCCATCATATATACCTTGTAAAAAAGAATCATAGTGAACTATTGTTCCAATTAGCCATATAGAACCTTCATTACCTTTAGAGTTCTCAAGAGCAGGCTCTACTGTTGACATAACCCATTCTTTAATCTCTCTTCTTCTGTCTGGTGTTTTGGTATTTAGCTCTGACTCAAAGTCATCAAGTATAATTTTTGTATATCTTAACCCTAGCTGAGAACGACCACGTAGCCTTTGAGATGTTCCCTTTGCAATAACCCTATCTCCCTTACTTGTAGTAAATTCTTTTTCAGTCCACTTGCTTCCCTGTATGTCTCCAAAATAATAATTAAGAGCTGGATTTATTTCTATATGATTTTGTAAGTATTTTATGTGGTCTATTGCCTGAGATTGTTCCTCAGCTACCCAAGCTATAAATTCTTTTTTACCTTCTGGGTTAAAATATAAATTATACAGTAGTGCAGTTTTAGCTAACGTAGACTTACTGTGCCCTCTAGGAAGTATAATGCAGTTTCTTTTTTTAGTTTCATCTAACAATAAGTTATTTAATTCATAATGATATGCCGCAGGAGTAGACTTCATAAAGTCGTCTGGTAAAAATAGCTGACCAAATGATATAATATCTTTTTTAGCTAACTCAAGGACTCGTTCCTTTTCAGATACATTGTTTTTGTTTATGTTTACTTTCTTAGGTTTAGACATTCTTTTGATAACCAATCTTGTTTTGGAACGCTTTCAAATACTTTAGTGCCTTGCAATAAAGCAGGGCCAATAGTATACATCCAAGCATCAATAACATTGCCTTTATCATGAACCTTAACTATTCTTCTTTCATACAAACCTGTATCTATGCTTTCATAAATATCATAGTTTGCTATATCAAAGCTGTCAACATCCATAACTTCAACAACCATTCCCTTGGCGTTCCTATCATGCATAGCCGCAGGAAACATCCTGTGACCCGGAAATACTAAAGAGAAACCATTAACACTATATGTGTTTCTCTCTCCATTTCTTAATGTGCCGTATACTGCTAGTTTATTCGTTTTCATCTAAGTCTTCTTTGAAACCCCAATATTCCTGTAAATCATCAATTGGAAACATTTGGTGCTCATAAAACAACTCATATATCTCAGTTGCTATTAATTGAACATCCATATCGTTATCCAAGTTTCTATTACAATTATTAGCATGTTCTAAGACTTGAATGCATATTTCGTATAGATTCAACTTTCTATTTCCCTTTTAGCTTCTGCTAGCTTTTTTGTGTTATTGCCACTTATAGCATCAAGCTGGTCACTTGAAAATCCTTGAAATACTGTAACAGATTCAGATTTCTTTTCAGTATCTCTCATGCCAGATATAGCAACTAGTTCTTTTAGCAAAGAAACTTTATCACTATCTCTAGAAGCATCGGACTCTATAATATCTTTCATTTTTTCAAGTATGTAAAGAGGAGTTATTTCAGCCTCATTCATTACTTTTTCTATTTCTTCCTTTACCAAACCTTGTATCCTTTTTGTACTCATCAGTAACTTAGCACCTTTCTTAGCATGCTTTTCGCTTTTAGCAGGATATACCTTCATAAAAGCTTCTACTATGTCTTCACCCTTTGCTACATACTTTGCAAATAAAAATTCTTTAGTTGTAGGGTTCTTTCTTTCTTTTACTATTTCATAAGTAGTTTTATCTTGAGCACCAAAAGAATACATATTCTTTCGCATTGCTCCTTTCATCTTAGCTGTTTTACTGCAAACAAAAGAACCTATAACTGTTCTGATGTAATCAACATATATATTTGATTTTTTTAAAGAACCACGTTTTATTATTTGACATACTTGCCCATCATCGCAAAGAACCCATTCACCTTCTTCACCATTACGCCAATCATGTAACAAAGATTGTTTTGGATGCCATTGTTGAAACTCAGTCTCATTATCAAATAAGTAATAGTCCTTATTCTTTATCTTTCTTATCTTCACTAAGCCTTAACAACTTTACCATCAACTGTGCTTACTCCATTTACTATCTGATGAATCGTAACATTAAAGTTCCTATTCTTATGAAAGTCTACAATAGCAAAAGCATGTTGCCAATTATGTTGCCTATTACCTAGCCATGCATTAGCTTCTGCTCTCATGTCTTTTAAGCACCCTATTGACCATGCTGATTTAACCCCGTCAATATGAGTAACTGATGACTGTTGTATATCATGATGATGTCCATACATAACATTACCACCAAGGCGAAGGAGATGGTTACGAGTATGACTAACACCAGCGAAATGATGTCCGTGATAGAAGTTGATTTTACCAATCTTAAGCATCTTGCCAATCTTGTGGTACTTGTATCCACGCTCATTAAGTTTAAGTGCATTCTTAACAAGCATATCATCAGCCAAGTATGGATTTTCCTCAGCAAATCTATTAAGCCAATCATCATGGTTCCCCTCAATAAAGTGACGTTGTTTAGTTCCAGCTTTATCCAATGAAGCATCTATAACATCCATGCCCTTGTTGACTTCTTCTATTTCTTTATAAACAAAAGGTAGCTGATATTCTAATGGAGGTCTTTTCTTTTTCTTCCATTGCCAATGAGACACAGACTCCCATTCACCCGTGTCCCCTAAATCAATATATATATCTGGCTTAACAAGCTCGATTGCCTTACACAATACTTTTATTGCTTTCTTGTCTTCATATGGAAAGTGCTTGTCGGGAGTAACTATAGCTCTTTTCACTTCATTACTCCCTTAAGCACCTTTACTAGGCATATGATAAATAATCCTTCTAAGAAAAACCATAGTTTTCCAGAAATCATTGCTAATGTTATTAAAGCTGTCTTCATTATTTGTCACCTATCTTTTTCCAAAGCAAGTCCCCTACTCCTAATTGGAATAAACCATTTGCTAATGTATCAATATAATGCTCATCTTGCTCTGCAAAACCAGCGTTAGTAAGTATGGCATGTATTGTTTCATGTATTAATGTTTCTTTCTTCCTTGAAAGTGTTTGCTGTTTATCAATGCTAATTACACATTCTTTAGTATTGTGCATACCTAACACAATTCCACCCTCTACTTTCATCTCTTCAACAAGGTTTACTTTATAATGGTGTCCACCAATTATCATTTTGCCTCCAATAGTTTAGTTACTGTTATTTTATCCTGCATTCCCGGTATAACTATTCTTTCAAAGTATTCACAGCCTTCTTCAACTGAGCACTTTGTTCCACTTAACTTTGGTGACACTCTGAACGATAAGCCTTTTTCTGTCCTAGTAAAGACGCAACCGATGCATTTGCCTGCATCCCAGTTTGCACAATGTGTTCTCGCTATGTTAAGTAATTTATTCATATACCGCACTAGAATATATAAATATAACTATAACAATGTCAAGAACTTTATCTTTTTTTTAAATAGTTCTTGCTTTTTATATACTTTGATTAGTATATTATTAGGGACTTAAGCCCGGGAGTTACTTAGTTTACTTAGTAAAGAAAGAAAATATATTACTAACGTAATATTAAAAGAAAGAAAGTGGGAATATTACTAACATCACTACTATTACTACCACAAGATGACTTAGACCTAGATAAGTTATTCAAGGAAGCCAAGTGGGATAAGATACAAGATGTACTAGACCAAGGCTATGAGGTAGAGAAGGTAACAAAAGTAGCTGGAGTCAGGGGCAAGGAAGGAGAAGATGAGATACTTAACTACCTTTACTACTTAGTGGATACAAAAACAGGGGAAAACTCTATAAAAGTAGACACACCCTAGTATATATACCACTTTTGCATAAAAACTCCGTATATAGGCAAAATATCGCCAAATAACACTACTTTAACTCCCTACCTCTACAGCTATTTTACAATATATTTTGAAAACTCTTGCATTAAGCAACTTTTTATAGGTAAATTCAAGTAACAAAAGGGTTGAAAAAATGAAATTTACAATAAAAAATGCACCTACTTACAAAGGTGGCCTTGACTTAGCATGGAAAGTTAAAAATAAACACCTGCAAAATGAAACTATGGTTATTAGTGAGATAATCTGGAACTCTATATACTCAGCAGAAGCATTTGGATGGAGTCAATTACAAATTGTAGATCAATTATTAAAAACTATTTCTATGTATATAGAAGAAATAAATCCAGATAGTAAAGCTAAAAATGATTTAAAAGCATATAAACTACCTCAAGAACTAGGAGACAAGATATGGATGCTCCAAAAGGAATATTTTGAAAAAAACAAAAATGGAAAGAGCAATGGATAACCATTGGCGAGAAGAATCAAGCTTTAAAAATATTAACGAAGCTATAAAACTAGCAAAAAACCTTAGTATTACAGACACTATAGACGCATCTAGCAAAGTACGCTATGATTTAGCAGAAATAGTGAGTAGACTACAAAACGCAGATGAGCTAGAAATACTAGATACACCGGAATATACAGGTAATCTAATGCCTTGTAGCTAAAATTAAAGGTAGATGGCTTAATAAAGCACATATACTCAGTAGAGGAAGAATTATAAGTGCAAGAGAGAAATGAAGGTATACATTCATATCCAATATAACTACTAGAGTTCTATTAAAATACACACGTAGCATAACTCTTACTACCTTAAACTCCCTATTCTAAAAAAATAGCACAAGATTGCGTGCTCTTCTTTGTTTGCGTCATACCCCCCCGTCGTTTTCCGTTGCGAATCTTACGTTTACGTTAGTTTTCTCACTTTTACGTTAGATTCCTTACGTTAAGGTAATACAACTTACCATTACGTTACTTACCTTACGTTTACGTCAGCCACCTTACCTATACGTCACCACTTATTCTTATTGAGATTGAGTCTCATTCTTATCTAATAGGCAAAAAGGCCTGAAGTTACGAAAAACAAACTACAAATGCAATAGTTGATATAAACTATTTTTTTTGTATTATAGGGCGTGAAAATACGTTTTAAATCAAACAACCAAATCTACTATATTTTTAGTAGATAAAAGGATAATAGATAATAATGAGTACTAAAATCAGCAATCTAAAATTCAGAATGGGTTTAGAAGCATCTGGATTAGACAAAGATACAATAGATAAAATGACAGCTACAGCCGTTGCAAACAATATAGTAAGTCCATCTACAAGGGTTGGCAAACTAGACTTTGCACCTAAAGAAGTAAAAGAGGCTTGGGAAACATTCGAGTCTATAGCTAAAGAGAATATGGAGGAATGGAACGATAACCTACCAACTGGCCAAGAGGTCAATAAGGTTTCTCTAAATTGCAATAAATAGAACGGCTAAATAGTAGAACGGGGCTAGTAGAAATATTAGTCCCTTCTGCTTAAACTTATCTCTAGACTTCGTATCTAGTAGAAGCTTAAATAGTAGATGCGAATTTTATAGATAACAAAAGTCGTAGAGGCAATTATGATAGATGATATAATAGTAGATATGGAATCACCTACTCCACTCGATCTATATAGATATAGTAGTAGTGGTACAGTAGATATTCGTATCTCTAAAAACAGTAGTAGATATTCTCTTCATATAGATGACTCATCACTAGATAATCCCATTGTACTAACTAATATGTCTAAGTCTATGTTACAGACTTGGGAGCTTATAGAAATGTTCAGAGAGAAAGCGTTTCAAGAGAACAAGGTAGTCAATGTACATGATGAGTTTGCTAGAACTAGTTACAAGAGAATCACCCTAGCTACTACATTGAGTAGACTAGAGAAAGCAGAAGCACTAGAACGCCAAGCTAAGAGAATGGCTAGTACTCGTAGAAGAATGGTAGTAGACAATACCTACCATAAGAGAAAAGGTAGACTTCTAGACCCTAGAATTGTTAGACCAATACTAAGAGAGGAGAAGACATGGTAGATAAACTTATAGAGAAGATAGAAGAAGTAGGAGAAGTTCTAGTTATACTAGCACCTATCTACATATTGTTACAACTACTAAGAATATGGATATAGATATGTGTAATAGATGTGATTCAAGAGTTATGATTAATGGTACTTGGTACAACAAGTATAGATTAATAGATGGTACTAGATTTGTTGCTATTAGTACAACTGAAGCTATGAGATATGCTTATAAAGTAGGAGGTATGCACCTACTAGATAGAGAAGATGCTAAGAGAAGATATAGTAGTTTCTAATGCAAACATTTCTACCACATAAAGATTTCTCTATCTCTGCTAGTATGCTAGACTATCGTAGACTAGGTAAGCAGAGAGTAGAAGCATTACAAATATACAATGTATTAGTAGATAATCCAACTCTACAAGGTAAGAAGTACAAAGGTTGGCTAAGACATCCTGCCGTTCTAATGTGGGATGGTTATGTAGAAGCGTTGCTACTCTACAAAAACAAGATGATAGAAGAGTGGATACTTAGAGGTTACAACAATACGATGGAACTTGTAGGTGTGCCAGATTCTATAGAGATGCCCTCTTGGTTGGGCGACGATAGAGTACACGCTTCTCATAGAAGCAATCTACTACGTAAAGACTTAGAGTATTACTACTCTAGGTACAAGTGGCAAGAGCCAATAAACATGGAGTATTATTGGCCTATCTAATAACTAACAAGGAGAATGTATGAGAGAGATACTACACCATCTACTTGGTTCCTGTGGAGAGAGTCATGTCAGTCTACTGACTATACTTTCTAGTGGTGTTGTTATTATGTACAGAGATTATATAGTAGCAATACTCAAGGAGGTAAGAGATGTTATATTCAAATGACGTCTATCTACTAGATACAACTAATGCTAGGTATACTAGTGCTAGTAGTTTCAAAGAGATAGATGTACTCTACGACTATGATGTCTATGCTAATGATAGAACTCTACAGTCTTATCATTTTAATACTATAACATCTAGAGTAGCTAAGATACTAGACGTAGCTAAGATAGAAGATTGGAATAACTCTAACTCTAAGTATGTACTAGGTGTTCTAATAGAAACTAAGAAAGGTAGTAATAGAATATTATGTAGAGCTACCGATCTATTATATTCAGATAGAAGATTGTACAATCTAACATTTGAGTATAACGTAGTAGATGAAATAAACTATAAGTCAGTCTACTATAGCAATATACTACATAGTAGATATGAAGATAGTTTAGACATGGTAGAATACCTATTACGCCCTGTTGGAACTAGAATTACTAGTGAGGTTAAACCTCTACATAAGAAAATACAAGATTTAACATTTGTAGATAATACTTATGTAAGTGAGCCTACTGTTAATAGATTCTATCTACAAGGTGAATGGCAACAAATATTAGCTGTAGCTATTAGAAAAAATACTAGAAGCAACAGACTCTACCATGCTTGTACTAAGTGTAGCGACATAGTAAATGATACATATGTACATAATGAAGATAAGTACTGTAACACTTGTTACAATACTACAGTAGAAAAATGTGATGCTTGTCATACGGATTACAAGTTAACTGACTTAGTAGGTATACTTAGCGTACAAGATAAAAACACTAAAAGTACATACCTAGACTTAGATATTACTAGGTGTTGTAAGTCTTGTTGGGAGAGCCTAATTATCTCTTGCGAACATTGTAGATGTTCTGATACAATAGACTTTGACAAACTTAGATATGCAGAAAGTTCTGCTGATAGAAGAATGGTACTAATGGACTTTACTAGAAACCATGAGAACTATCATAATGTTTTAGGTCGTAGATACTGCACCTCTTGTGCCGATCTAAAGTTGCAGTCTTATCTAGCTAGTCCTTTTAGATACAGAAGGCTACCTATAAAACTAGCAACTAAGAGTGAGTACAATAGATACATAGGTATAGAAAGTGAGGTTATAACTTGCTACGATGACTCTCAAGACTATGTAGATGCAGTAGGTGAGACTGATTACTTCGAGGTAATAGAAGATGGCTCTTTAAACTCTGGAGGTGTAGAGTTTGTAACTAGTAAACCTATTATAGGTGGTACAGTAGTAGAAGCTTTAGACAACCTAGAAACAACACATAGAGAAGATGACAACTATGCAGATGAAAGCTGTGGTATACATATACATATGAACGCACTAGACTTTAACTTTACAGAGATACAATCTCTACTAATGATTATGTCTAGATTACAAGGTTATATCTATAGAGGATTACCTAGCAATAGAACAGATAATACATATTGTAAAGAGATACCTATGAGTCCTAGAAAAATATCTAGAATGAGAAGCCTAACTCATCTAGTAAATGAATACTACAAAGGTGCAAATACTAACCTTACTGATAATAAGTACAATGACGCTAGGTACTTTGGTACTAATATACACGCTAGGTTCTACTTAGGTACAATAGAATTTAGATACCATGAGGGTAGTATATACTCTAGACCTATTCAAGAGTGGATACAATTCCTTAATAGAATTATGACAACGGCTACAAGATTACAAAGAGACCCTGTGCTTTGTAGCAGAATTATTTCTGACAAAATACCAACTATGGATATACTTAAAGATATAACAGGTGTATTCGGTGCTGAGTATATAGACAGGAGAATAGATAACAACTAACAAAAGGAGAAAATAGTATGTGTGGAATCTTTGGATTCGCTAAGACTAGTGGTAGACAATCTGACAATCAGATGAGGATTCTTAGAGATGTGTTCACCGAGCTAACAGATGAGTCTTCTATCCGTGGTACGGATAGTACAGGTTTTTCTATTATTGATTCAGATAGTAGACATACCTACAAGACGCTTGTAGATTCATCTAGCTTGGTAGATATGCATGACTTTGATGCTAATATTCTATCACGAATAACAAGAGACACTACCATTGTAATGGGTCACGTTAGACTAGCTACGCATGGTAAGGTAAAGGTAACTAATGCACATCCGTTTACAGTAGGAGATGTAGTAGGTGTACACAATGGTGTCATCTACAACTACAATCAAGTAGCTAAGTCTATGGGTAAAGGTGTACCCGAAGTAGACTCGCAGGTATTGTTTCAGTCTCTTAATAGAAACAAGATGCATGAAGCCTTCGAGAATATAGAAGGTGACTTTGCTCTGACATGGGTAAAGGATAGTAATAGAAAGGTACATCTAGCTAGAGAGTCGGGTAGACCTATGGTGGTAGCTTATTGGAAGAAGGCTAGAGTCTTGTTCTGGGCTTCTACTAAAGAGATTATGAGAGAAGCTATGCTTAGAGCTGGACTAGTTTTACAGATCAAGAATGTGGCAGAGGACTATATCTATACCTATGATGTAGATAATTTCAATAGTAAGCCTAACAGAGAGCAAGTACAGTTTGAGACCTTATCTCAATACAACTACAAGACTTCTATGTACGGAGGTTGGTCTTGGAGAGATGAGTACACTAGAGGTTCAAGTCCTGCTACTATGGCCCTACCTGTTACTTGCGATACTAAAAAAGAGATGTGTAGCTATTGCTATGAATGGATAAGTGCAGACGAGATATGGACAGATGCAGATAACAAGAGAGTATGTTTTGATTGTGAGTACTTTGTAGATAAAGACGCTTATAGCAATGAGGATGAAAGGGAGGTAAAAGATGACAAGTCATGGTTCTCATTCTAAAAAGAAGGTTATACTAGTAGGATTTCCTAACCCTATTAAACTAAAGTCTAAGAAGTTTGTAATAGAGACTTTGTACAACAGAGCTAAGAAAAATCCTTTTCTAGTAGGTTCCTCTTATGAGGAGTACTTAGACTTTCTACTCAAGCAGATAGATGTAATGGGTTCTATTGATGCAAAGATAGACAGAGACTCTGATACATTAGAAGAAGACATATACGATACTCTTAAGAAAATGAATTGGTTGAAGGTGATAAACGCTTTTGTAGTTGGTATTATACAAGCTACGAACATAGGAGTCTAGTATGCCAGTAGAAGAGAGAGAAAGAGCAGTAGAACCACCTGAACAAGTAGAGTGTTGTCATTGCAATGAGTCTGTAGATAGAACAGATACTATAGTAGTAAATGGAGATAGATATTGCGAACCATGTCATGATGAGGGTTTCTACTCATGTCACAGTTGCAGTGAAAGTGTCCCTACTGATATGGTTTACTTTGCATATCAAAACCCCTACTGTGAGCATTGCTACTATGAAACTTTTGAGAACTGTTGTGATTGTGAAGAGCCTGTAGATAGAGATGAGGTGTATTGGAGAGATGATAACCCTTACTGTTGTGATTGTGTACCTAACGATATAGATGATATGTTATATAATTTAGATGATAAAGAACCACCTGCTTGTTCTAGAAAAGCAGAGTCGTTTAAGTTTCCTGTTCGTAGACTTGTAGGAGTAGAAGTAGAATGTCTATTCCCATATAACGATGCTTTAGATACACCTAACTTTTGGACTAGTACAAGTGATGGTTCTATTAGTAGCGAAGAAGGATATGACTGTGTAGAGATGGTAAGCTACCCTGCAAGTGGAGACTTGCTATTAGAAAGTATAGATAATCTAATGGGATGGTCTAGTGATGTAGGTGCAATAGTTAATAGAAGTTGCGGCCTACATGTACACTTCAACTCATTAGACCTAACTGCTAGACAGGTAGCTCATGTAGGAATAGTATACAGGTACTTTGAGGAGATACTAAAAGGTATGATGCCTAACTCTAGGCAGAGTTCTAATTGGTGCAAGGACTTTCCTATTCCTAAGAAACAGCTTAGGCATATTACAGAAGAGAACGAGTTAATAGAAATGTATTACGACTACATGGAATCTAGTCCTAGTGCAGATAAGTATAACGATGCTAGGTATTGTGGTCTTAACATACATTCTAGATACTATCATGGCTCTCTAGAGTTCCGTCTACATTCTGGAACTATAAACAGAACCAAGATACTTAATTGGATACAGATACTAAATCGTATAATAGATATGGCTATAGACCTAGAAAGGTACACAGGAGATGAGTACGATAAGTGGATTAAGGAACCACCTATTACTCACATGGTGAGTACTTTTGGAGTAGAGCTATGTGATTATATTAACAAGAGAACTAGTAAGTTCAAGGGAGGAAGAGTAAATGAGTAGTACAAATCATAACGATAACTACAAAACAGTAATAGTAGAATTAGCAGTTTACGTAGATGAAGATAATTACTATCACAAAGGATTAAATGCTGAAGGAATTATAGAGAAAGAACTAAGTGCAGTTGAAAATGAAACAGGTATATACTTAGAAAGAATTATTTACGATGATAGCAAGAAAGTTCTTGATCTATGCAACAATGAAAAGTTAAATTCAAAGCACGAAAACAGGGAGAAATCATGCCGTTGAGAGGGTTTATAGATAGTACTGGTGCTATCGTTCCTATAACAGAAATCAAGAAAGGTCATGTAGATATATCTAGATTGGGAGTATCTCTTCCAACACTTCTACATATGTCACAAGATAGACCTTCAGATAGAAAGCCATCTACTACAGAGTTATTAAATGGTACTTGTCAATCTTATCTACAAAGAACGGTTGATTATAATATCCATCCACAAGATAATGCATTTGCATTAGCAGGGACTCTACATCATTTAAAATTAGAAGAGTCATCAAGTCTATTGGATAGGTTGAAGTCAGAGATAACATTAGAAGCACATGGTATAACAGGAACAATAGATTTGTACGACTCAGAAACAAAGACGCTTGTAGATTACAAGTTTTCTGGTTCATATAAAATAGCTAAGTGTTTAGGGATAGCACATTACTACGCCAAGCATCCTACAGAAGTGTATAAGAGGAGTGGTAGGTGGGGTAAGGCAGGTACTCCTAAGAGAGTAAAAGAGTTCTATAGAGATGAGAACAAAGTAGATTTAGAGGATTGGTCATGGCAGATAAACTTTTATAGATACCTACTAGAAACAAATGGGTACGATGTAGATAAAATGTTTGTACAGGCAACAGTTAGAGATGGAGGTTTACAAATAGCTAGGGAACGTGGTATAGTAGGTAAGATATATATGATAGAAGTTCCCTATATAGATAATGAACACTTAATTGAAAAATATATTACGAAAAGGGAAGCTCTTCTATCTGCGTTAAAGAAAGAAGAGTTGCCAGATAAATGTACAGATGCAGAAACATGGGGTGGTATGAAGTGTGAGTCGTATTGTCCTGTAAGAGAAGTATGTATATATAATAAACCAAAAGGAGAGTGAAGTGAAGATAGTAAGTTGGACTATCAAAGAAGAGATTGATGGAACTACATGGTGGATGATTAGAGGAGGTGCATTTACAAATGCAATTACTCATAAGTATCCTCATAGGTTCTTTGAATCTAGAGAAGAAGCAGAAATATATTCTGCTAATCTTAATAGAAGGTTAAACAAGAAAACAAAAGTAGTAGATGTATCACCTACTTTAATGAAAGCATATAAGGAAAAAAATGAAGAGGAAACCGAGTAAGCTAGACAGAATAGAGTTTAGATTAGACCACTTAGAATTTGCTCTAATGAATTTAATGTTTGTAGTAGCTAATCAAAAAGAAGAACTACCTAAGTTTAAGAAAAGCCTAGATAAAGCAGAGTCTATGTCTAAGATTGATAAAGACTTCCTTAGTTTAATAGTTAATGATGAAGGAGCAGAAGCATGACAAATACAAATGATGTAATATTTGATAACGTATATGAAGATGAATGTGACAGGCTAGATAGCATTTTACTAGAGGTAGCAAAGGAAATAAAAGAAGATGGTGGCTACTCTAAAGAGATGGTAGAAAGAATCATAGATACGTGGTGCTTAGGTGTAGGGATTAGAATAAAAGAGGAGTGGCATGAAAGCTAAGGAATACAAAAAGCTAAGAGATAAGTTCATAGCAGATACTTTTAAACTATCAGATAGTAAGAGAGTAGAATATACAGAAGGTAATCATAATGATAATGTATTGTGGAACTTTGAGAATATTGCTAGTAGTCTAAACTTGGAACCATTGCAGGTTCTATCTGTTTACTATCAGAAGCATAACTCTAGTATAAACAATTACTTTAAAGACGGTAGAGAATATTCAGAGCCTATAGAAGGGCGTATAAAGGATATGATTAACTACCTTTTGTTAATGGTAGCTATGTTAAGTAAGTATAAAAAAAAGAGAGGTGTAAATGAGTAATGAACTAGCTCTAACGGAAACCGTTACTAGTGATGGTACGATTATAACTAGTGATACTTTCGATGTAATAAGAGACCTACATAATGAAGTTTCTATGGAAGATACTCCACGTTCTTTTATTAAGAACAAGATGGGAGTTGATTACGTAGAGGTAGGATACATGAAGAAGATGGCAGACAAGCACTATCCGGGCTGGTCTTGGACTATTGTTAAAACAGAGACACTAGGTAGCGAAGCCTTTATGGTGCATGGTAGATTGAAGTGGTTTGAAGGTGGTATATGGAGGAAAGGAGATATGACAGCGGCCCATAGAATAATGAAGAAAAGAGGTACTGATGAGTTTGTAGATGTAGGTAACGACATCAAGTCAGCTAATACAGATTGTATTAAGAAGGCATTTAATATGTATCTAAACATAGCTGATGATGTATATCGAAACCGAGTAGAAGATACTTCATTAAGTCAAGAAGATATAGACTTCCTATATGAGAAGATGGAAGGACTTAATGAGGAATGGAAAGAAAAAATATCCCTTTCAATAGAAGATGGTAACATAGAGAAAGGTGATATGGATAAAGTAGTTGCTAAGATAGAACTAATAAAAAACGAAACAAAAGGAAAAGATAATGAGTAATACTATTAACGCTGTTCTTGATGATGTCATGGGTGGAGAGTCCTTCTATGACCCAACTGAAGATAAGCCAAATGTCATAGTTCCAGAGGGTGATTTCTATGCCCACGTTTCTGACTATACAGTAAAGGAAGATGTTGTTATTAGAGGTAAGCACCTTGCAGATATATACAACATAACCTTTAAACTAGCAGAAGAGAATGCTGATAAAGACTTTGGTGAACATAGTGGTAGTGCATTTGTAGGAAAGAGCATAAGGTCTAAGGGTTTCTTTAGATTTAAGAGTCCTTCTGAAAAGAATCTACAGCCTAACTCTGGAGGTAATAGAGAGTTTAAGGAGCTGTGTGAGTCTCTAGGTATAAAACCAGAGGAAAAGGTAATAGATGGAAAGACATTGTATGCATTACCTGTCCTTACTCCATCTAACTGTGAAGGGATGCCAGCTATTATTAAGGTAAAGCATGAGAACTGGACTAATAGAGACGGTGAGGAAGTAACATCTCCCAAAGCAGTAGGTGTATTTTCTTGGAGTAATGGTAAACAAGACCTATCTGACTTACCATTCTAAATGAAAATAACTAACAGCGAATATGATACAATCATTAGGGCACTAGATTATTACGCAAATAGTCAAGTAACCGAAGAAGCATATCCTTTGAAGGTTAAGCTAGTAAAAGAATATGATAGATTAGCAGAGAAGAATATGGCAGAAGGTATGACAGCAGATGAAGAGGAACTATACCCTAGTAGGCTACATACAGAGTACGGAGGTACACCTAATGACAATCAAAAAGTGGAATGAGATACAAGATAGATTCACAGATAGCTTTGGATGGAAAAGAGGGATAGAGCTTATGCTAGATAGTGCAGGTAGTATAAAGAAAAGCAAAGCTGTATATGAGTTATCTTTATCTGAAGACAATAGAATAATCAAACAACTAAGAAAAGTGTATAACAAGGAGTTATCATGGCAAGAAAAAGAAAAACACAAGTAGCAAAAGTAAGAGACTTTTTAACATCTGGAAAGAAGTTAACTAGTAGAACAGCAATTACTAGGTTTGGTATTTATAGATTAGCGTCTATTATCCATAGGCTTAGGACTACATTTGGTATGAGTATAATTACTGACAATACTAAGGGTTATGCTACGTACTTCATTACAGTTAAGTAACAAGCTAACAGGTTCGGGGTGTACCTTAAACACCCCAAAGGTTTACTAGAAAATAAAGGAGAAGTGTATGAGGTATTATTGGGAAGCATTATTTAGTGTAGAGTACTTTCCGTATTGGGAGTTTTCTATGTTGATGATGTTGATGTTAGTGTTAAGTATTCTATGGAGAATACATAGAATAGAAAAGAAACTAGATAGCTTATAAAAGGATTAGCAAAGGGAGAATGCATAATAAAATTAATAATCATTATTGGTTGTTGTTTAGTGTTCTCATTATAAAAGAATATAAATGTATTGTGTAAAAGGTTGGCCCCTTTCTCCCTTGTGCTATAATTAAATATGAAAAGAAAAAAGAACATAACAAAGAAAGATATGATAGATATGATACATCAAGTAACTACTATGTCTTTAGCAAATAAGAAAACACTAGATATGCTTGGAGAATTTCTCTACAATTACTTAGATATGAAGGGAGATACAAAAGAGTATACTAAATTTATGGAGGATAAAATAGATGGACTTCTTAAACAAAGTAGCAAAGGGAATGGAGAAGTTTCTAGAGAGTCCCTTCAAGAAGAAGAGGAGTAGAAACAATGCCGTCAAAAAGCAAAGCAAAAGGAAACAGGTTCGAAAGAGAGTGCGTAAACCTAGCTAAGGAATACGGGTTAGAATCTAAGAGAGCTTGGGGGTCTGATGGTAGGTCATTAGGACTAGACCCCGAAGTAGATATGACAATAGAAGAATATACCGTTCAATGTAAAGTAAGAAAAAGGATAGCAACATGGCTGAAACCTTCGGAGGAAATAGGGGAATTACACCTTCAATTAGTAAAGGAATCAAGAGGACAAATATACGCTATAATGTCAATGAAGAGTCTAATGGAGTTAATATCAGAAATCAAGACACTCCGTCAGCTTACAAAGCAAAAACAATAGCTAAGATACAATCATTAGAATACTACTTAGGGAGTGATTGGATAGACTGGGACTGTACAAAAGTAGAAGTAACTAAAGCAAGTAGAACAGGTAGTCAGAATAGTGTCAATAGCACAGTATTAAAATGCTCTGATTGTGGCAAAGTCTATCAAACTAAAACCTTAGGACTTGCTGATAAGTCTATAGGTAATACTGTTATAAGACATAGCTTGTTTAATAATGTCCCTTTATACAGAGGAGAATGTGGGCTGGAAGATTGCAATGCCTAAGTGCCCTCTATGTGACAGCAATATAACTGCTAAGAAAGCTGGTATTAGGTTGAAGTCTCTTAGATTATCTAGGCCTAGTAAGGTTCTACATTTAATAGATGACCAGATAAAAAAGATGTCTAGATATTGGAAGATAGATGAGGTGCTTGAGGCTAGTTTCTTAGCAGATATAGATGGTGTTAATAATAATGTAATAATAGAATCAATAAAAAGATTTGATAGTAGAGGTAGTATACAAAAAGGTTACGGTCTTAAGTACTTGTCAGGTATGATAAAAAATGAGAGCAAGAGAATAGCTATTAGAGAAGAGTACGAAAGAAAAAACCTAGATAGAATACCTCCAAAATTAAAGGATATAAAGTGAAGCAAAGAAAGGGAACTTATTACGAAATAGACGAACTGTCAAAAAGGTTAGACAAATTAGAAAAAACAATAGAAAAGTTTATGTCTAGTTGGGGCCCCGATATACAAAGAAAAAGAGATGAAAGAGATAGTAAGTGGGATGAGATGATAAGGGTTTTAACAGTACAAGAGAGGAATAAAAGATGAAAAGTGTTGAGTTAGAACAGGCATTCTTAGGGTGTCTTATAAGTGATAGTTCTTATATAGATTCAGCTAAGCAATATATTACAGAGAAAGACTTCTTCTATTCTAGTTTTAATCAAAAGGTTTGGACAGCAATAGATAAGCTTTACTCAAGAAACAAAGAGATAGATTTAGTAACCATATGTGAAGAGGTTGGCAATAGTGTAGATGGGCATAGTTCTAGCTATGAAATAGCAGGTTTTATGGATAGGGTTGTGTCACCTTCTAGTTCTATAGAATATGCTAAGAGACTGCACTCTTATTACTTGAGACGAATACTACATAATCAAATAGCAGGTATATCAAAAGGATTAGGTGACTCATCTCTTGAGACATCTAACTTGTTAGAGGATGCACATACTACTATTGGTAACATAATAAAGCTACAGCCTAATAAAGTATTTGATATTGATTCATTATTAGAGGATACTAAAGACTCTATATATAATTCTACTACACAGATACAAACAGGTATCAATACATTAGATAGAATAGTTACAGGTATGACAAGAGGTGAGATAACTATTATAGCAGGTAGACCCGGCAATGCTAAGACAACTGTATCAGCTAATATAGCTAGGAACTTAGTACACCAAGGACTTAAGGTTGCTATGTTTAATAGAGAGATGCCTAACACAGAGATGATGAAGAAGTTTATAGCAATGGAGTCTAAGTCCTTACAATACAGGAACTTACGTAACAATATAGATGTAGACAAGGAAGAGTTATCTGATATATCTTCTTTAATATCTGAGGTGTATAACGGTAAGTTATTTATGTTCGATGATGTACGAGATATAGAGAATACTTTTCGTGAGATAAAAGCTATAAGTCCAGATGTAGTTATAGATGACCATATAGGTTTAATAGAACACCCTGCAAATGATAGGAGGGACTTACGATTAAAGATAGGAGATGTTAGTCGTAGTTATAAATGGCTAGCTAAGTCACAAGATATGTCTGTAATACTAGTGTCGCAGATGAATAGAAATATGGAGCACAGAACAGACAGAGTGCCTAGGTTATCTGACCTAGCTGAGTCTGGTAACTTGGAACAAGATGCAGAGATAGTTGTATTCTCTCATTATCCTTGGGTATCTAGATATGGTGACGATGGTAATAGTGATTGTTTCTTAGAACTTATAGTAGCTAAAAATAGATATGGTAGCACCAACTCTTGCGAGGTTGGGTATCATGGTAATAGTTGTTTAGTTACTAATACAGAAGCTGAGGCAGTAGCATTAGCAAGAGAAAGAGGAGATGATGTAAACGGCACACCTAAGCCTTTTTAGCGTTTGAATGGATCAAATTTATATGTTGGAGTTTGCATTAGTTTGTATATATTTTCAAGAGTCTCCTCATCTTTTACAGGTATGTTTTTAAGTCTATCTTCTGCAAAAGTACTTTTTACAATAGGAGTTTTTGTGCTAGATAAATTTTTAAGAAACTGTCTTAAATTATAAGAATGCCTATAATTTGTATCTCCAAACCATTCAGGTAGCTTAAGTATATCTATAAGTTTTATATTTTCTGTAGGTATATTACTTCTTACTCTTTCTTCAAACTCAAACCTAGGATTCATTTGATTTGGATATTGCCCATGTATCTTTCTATAGTTTTCAAGTGTTATTGGAGGCCTACTGTAGTCGTTAAGTGTTTTAGAATATCCGGGCATCCCACCGGGTTCAACATACGGTTTTACCTTTAAGCCTTTTTTTATTAACTCATCTCTATCTACAACAAGCCTAATATCCGTTCCTATTGTGTTATGACTTCTATTGGTAAAGGAAGGGTCTCTTGTAGTGGAAACTCCTTTATATCCATCTATTCTACCTTTTTTAAATATATTGGAAATGTTTCTTGCTCTAGTATAGTGAGACAATGGATTGCGTAAGCCAGTTTTTTCTAGTATCTTTCTTCCAACATTACCCATGCTTTTTAAAGTCATTATAGGAGATAAAGCTATATTAGCTACAACATCGTCTGTTCCACCTATGTATCTTGGAGTTCTATCTTCACGTATAGAGCCTGTCTGTGCAAATTTATCTAGCTCAGCTTCTAATATTAAGTTATCTATATTACTATGTGAGCTTGTAGATGAAGGTTGAAAGTATTCATTTATAGTATTAGCCATTAACCAAGTGCCTGCTTTTTATATCTTCTAGCTTTTCTTTTGTATATCTTTTTTAAGCTTATGTCTGGTGCTAGTATAGGATACTCTGAAAAAGAAGTGTTCCAAGTATTTAATTCTTCGTATGCTTTATCGTAGTCCTCTGGAGTATTAGCTTTTTCTAGCATAGTTAAAATTTTATCTAGTCTTCTAGACCTCATGTTTTTTATCCTATCTATAGTCATGCCTTCAGTTTCAAATCTTTTACCTGCTTCTCTTATAAAAGAAGAACCACTTAATCTAGCTAATCTAGTCGGCATTCTTTTTAATGCATCTGCTCTATACGTTTTAAAATCTCTTTCTACAGCAGGCATAAACCTAGTAAGTAAGTTATCTATATCAGATAAGAAAGGAGGAAACGCTAAAAACTTTAATGAGTTTGCATAACTTCTTCCCTCTTCCATTGTAGCTGATATTAAATCACCTGTAAATCCAAAGGCTCCTACAGCAGATAAATTCTCTACTACATCTTGAAAGTCCTTAGGTAGTTGAGCGTCTGTATCTATAGACCTATTGCCAGATACTAACTCAACAAAATCGTTAAAATCATCTATGCCATCTCCAGATAAAACTGCTCTTATAATTTCTTTAGATTTATTAGCTATAGTACCACCTGCTACCCCTGCTACTCCTAGTCTTAGTATAGGCATAATGTTACCCATAGATATATCATGGTAGAACAAGTCTTTAATATAGTTAAATTGTCTATAGCCAAATCTTTTAAACTGCACAAAGGGTTTTATCTTAGGATTATTAAAAACTAACGGGTCTTCTAAAATATCTTTTTGTAGCTGTGTTTTTCTAGCAAACTTTGACATGGCTTTTATATAATCATCATCAGTTAATCTAGATTTTTTAGGGTCAATATCTAGTTGCCTAAGTTTATTAGAAGCAAACTGCCTACTTAATCTAAATTTACCACGAATACCCCTACCCTTTACTGCCTTAAACATATCGTCTACAAGAACCCTAGCTGTTGATGCGGCTAATACTTGGTTTATTTTATTAATACCATTAAATCCACTATATCTTGATAGTATATCAACTACTTTGCCACTAGTATTAGTAGACTGAGTAACACCTATCATTTCATTAAACATAGAATAGTTAGTAACTCCTGACCTTTCTATTAACTCTTTTGTTTTCTTGTCTGTAAGAGAAAAAATACCTCTAAAAAATGGTATATACCCTGCTTCTAGTGCAGTAGATATTGTACTTTGAGTTACGTTTAATACAGGGGCGTATCCTAATCCTATCTTAAGACCTGTTTCATACTCCATAACTTGTTGCCACATGTCTTTAGTATTTTTCTTATAGTTATAATTGCTATGATATTCAATGTCACCCTTAACATGATGATGAAGTTCTCTCATTATACCTTTATCTTTTTGGTCTGATCTGTTTAATAAAGTTTGAAACTTCTCTGACTTTGCACCAAAGTTTCTAACAAAAGAAGTTCTATTAGCGGCTTTTGTAGAGTACCTAGTTAGCAATGTTTTTAAATTTCTTTCTAATAATTCTTCAGGTATAATAAACCTTCTTTTCTTTTCAAGGTTGCCAAACATATTAAAGAGTTCATTTTGTAAACCATTGCCAACTCTACTAAATGCTCTTAAATACTCTAGGTTAGAACCACTTTCTAAGTTTGCTCTTAGTAGTTCTTTTGTCTCATTTTTAAATCCCGGTTCTGCTCTTTTTATTAAAGAGTCTAGGTAAGATGATAGCTCTGGGTTTTTAGATATAAACCTATCTGGATTAGCTGTCATGTCTACAAGTATTTTATCTGTACTAGTAACGTCATACTTGTCTCTCATAATTTTAGATAGTTCTTTTTTCTTAGTTAATGCATTTAACATATCGTCAAAGATAACATCAGCAACATCTCTGTTCATCATTTGAGGAACATAGTTTTGTATGTATCCGGGTATTTGACCGCCTGTAGAAGTAAACCTTCTTGCTATTAAAGCAGTAACTGCATTTATCTCTGGTCTAAGACCTAGTTCTACTTCCTTTGAAAGGTTTCGATAGTAGGCATTTTCTGCGTCTTTCATAGACATCCCAGACTTTTTAAACTTTACTATATCTTTTTTAGATGGATTAAATAAACCTGTATTAATAAGCCTACCTAAATACTCTCCTGTTAAAGCGTCTTTATCTGTAGTATACCTTCCTACATCGGCAAAATATTTTCTTATTGGTTGTTTTTGAGAGCCTCTGTACTTAGTTCTAACTAATCCTTGTAGTAAGTTAGCAACAGGTTTAGGAAAAAAGTTTTCTTTAAATATAGAAGACTTAGCTTCTTGAGTAACCCAACCATCTGCTTTTAATTTATCTATTGCATTTACAACTGATTTTCTTCTAAGTAAAGCATCTCTATATCTATATAATTCAGAAGGTTTTAAGTAATCTAGCTTTAAATCCAAGTCTCCTTGAACAGCTTTAAAGGCTTTCTTTGTATTCAAATCTAAAGAAGAATATCTTAGTGTTTGCTTCATAGCATCGCTAATATTAGAATTAGATTCTAAAGACCTAAGTTTAATTACTCTGTCTTTCTTAAGATTTTTTAAAGGTATATCTATCTCATCTGCCAATTTGTACGTACTTGCAAATTGATTTTCTGTTAACGTTCTTTGACCTGTCTTATAGTCCGTAAGCTTTATTTTCTTTGCTCCCGGTTCACTAATAACAGACCACTTGCCACCATCTTTATCTAAGTAGACCTCAGATTGTCTTCTTTGAACGTCATCCATCTTTCCAATAGTAGTACCAAATTCTTCAGCTAAATCATCTGCTATCTTTTCTTTTTTTAATGAAGGTTTCCTACCTTCCATAACAAGGTTCTTTAACTTAGGTATAGAACCTACTGCTCCACCAACTGCTTTTAAACCTAAAATCATTCCACCTGCATTTATATAATCTTGAGGAGTAGGTATCTCTCCTTCTGTTATAGGCATAGTAGTTCCTAAGGCTCCTGTTTCCCCAAGAACCTTAGTCATTGTACTAAATCCTTTAGATGTTAAGTACGCACCTGTTCCTGCAGATACGCCTCCTAATACTGCACCAGATAAGGTATCTTTTACAACTTCATCTAACTTAACATCGCCTGTTTCTAACCTTTGTTTAAATCCACTTTTAACTCCTTCGTATCCAGCTAATGCACCAGTAGATTTTCCAATTCCAATACCATAGGCCTTACTAGATGCTCTCTTTGCTACATCTAAAGCTCTATTAGATTTAACTCCGTTACGAACTAATTTTTTAGCTATTGTTTTTACTGCTACTCTTTTGGCAACAGCACCACCTACTCCACCTCCAAATACACCTACAGCTAAATCAGCAGGAGATGCAAACATACTAACTATACCACTACCTATATCTTCTAGTATTCCGGGCTCATATCCAGACAAATCAAACCTTTGATTACCTGTCATTAGCTGACTTGCTATGCCTTGTATAGACTCGTTATAACCTTTTTTTATAAAGTTAGGCAATGAGTCAAATAAATTATCTGCATCATACTTAACAGGGTCATCCATTTGAGTTCTATACTCTGGAAATTTCTGTATTAATGATGCATATAGCTTATCATCACTATACTTTGATAGACTAGGGTATTGTTGCTTATACCTAGATACTAATTGTTCTTTTGTCATATATTATTTTTGAGGAGTTGGGTTTGAAGGAGAAGCTATTACGCCACCTAAACCTTCTAAAAAATCTCTTCTATTCCTAGGTTTAGGTTCATTTAAATTTATTGAATTTAACAATTCTATTATAGATGGGTCTAAGTCTCTTAAGGTACTTGCCATAAAGCGACTTTGATTTGCTCTTTCTTTATATTTATTAAGAAGCTTAGCTATTGCTTTTCTCTCAGATGCTCCTCCTTTGCCACCCCTACCTGCTGTAGGGTCTATACTGTTGTATAAATTAACAGCATTGACTACTGCATTCTTAAAGCTATTAACTCTTTCCTTCATTTCTTTATCTGAAACATCCATTTTACCTGTTCTTACACTTCTTTCCGCAAATTTAATACTACCAAGTGATTTTTCTAAGTCATTTCTAGATGCCTTAACAGCTTTTCTAAGTTCTTTACCTGCTGGAACCAATACACTTTCAGGAGAAGCCGCTTCTTCAAGAAAGTTAAGCTCTCCTCTTTCACCTAATTTGTTTTGTATATCCTTTGATTTAGGAGTTCCCATACCTATAAGCTGTATATAGTCTGGTGCTTCTTCTGATTTAGGCTCGCCAATTATTTCATCTATATCTACTCCATCTAATTTATCAAAAGCACTTAAGTCTACAGTGGTAAAATCATAACCAACTCCTGTTAGCATTCCTTCTATTGCAGGAGAGCTAAAATTGTAAGTGTTATACTTTTCTAAAAAAGATTTATAAGCTGGGCCAACCATAGATTTAGTAAGCCTATCTCTATCTTCAGATTTAATCTGTGACAAGGCTGACTCTGTTAATTCGTTTAACTGTTTCATATCTTGACTATATTGAACTCTTATATTTTCAGGAACATCTCCAAACATACCCTGAGATAACAGATTCTTAATAATAAAAGAACCTTGCTTATCAATAAAGTTTCTATCAGTATCTGGGTTGTACTCAAAATCTGGTTTTAATTCTTGTATTCTAAGAGCTAAGTTGTCAATCTTTTCATTATTTTTTTGAAGCATCCCCCTGTCTTTACTTATCTTTCCTTGTAGTGCGGAATACATTTCAGATTCAGCTAAATTACTTTTAAGAAATTGCTCAGCCATATCTAATCCCTGCACACTTGTACCATCATACATTATACTAAACTCATCAATAGCTTTCTTATTGTTTCTATCAATTTGCTCTTGCTTAAATTTAGTTTTTCTGTCCATCTCTTGTGCTTGAGCTGATTGTAAACTTTGTTCTCTAACTTTAGACATTTCATCAACTTGTTGCTGTTGTAGGTCTAGCCTAGCATCTGCTCTTTGAGATTCTTTTCTTCTTAGCTGATACTCTGGACTAGCATACTTGGATACTTCTTTTAAAAATACATCTAATCCGCTTTCAGGTTCTTGAAGCGTAACAGAAGGTCTATTAATTAATCTTATTGCCATTATAACTCCTTAATTTTAACCGTATACACTATCATAGTAATCAGTCATACCTTGCTCATACTGGTCTCCAGTAATATATTGTCCAGACTCAGAGTCCCATACATAGTCTACTCCGTTATAGCTAACATTCCCTTGATCTGATGAGGGTAAACTAGTAACCTGAGGAGGAGGAGCAGTATAAGCTTGAGTTCCACCAACATTTTCTAACTGACCTAGCTGTGCTAATGCATCTTGGGTATAACGTTCTCTTTGAGACCTTATGTCTTCAAACATTCCTCTTTGAGCACCTTCTTGAGCTGACTCATATCCACGTTGAGCAGTTTCTCTTGCCATTTGAGTTGCCCCAGCTCTTGCACCAAATCCAGCAAATCCACCACCAGCTTGCTGTGCTCCACTCATAGTTCTAGCAAGTGCACTTGTTCCAGATGCCCTAGTTCCTTCTAACCCTTGCATATATCCAGCTACAGTAGTTTCTTCTCTAGAGGGGTCGTATGTAAATTGACTTTCAAACTGCTCTCTTTGTTGACCTACAGGAGTTATACCTGCTTGTGCATACAGCTCTTCCAATGTAGGATTAGAAGTTGTTTGAGAACCGTAGCTTATCATTCCTCCATTCTGATATTTTTTAGGTTGAGCCATTTTATCAGCAGTACCTTCATAATATCTTTTGGCTATTAAATCAAGAGCTTCTAAGGCTTTCTGAGTATCAAGCTCACCAGCTTCTTCAAGAGTATCTAACAACATTCTGCTATTTCTATTAAAAGGTATTGCAAATTCATTCATATTATCAAAGTAGCTTAAGCTTTTTGCAAGGTCATCTGTTACACCTACTGAATAAGTACTTTTTTCCTTGCTCATAATTGGCTTTATCTGCCCACCTTTATTCATCGTAGAAGATTGCCTAGTCATATCTGTATTTCTTTGAACACTTAAAGTATTTAATGCCAATAGTTCATCTATAGCGGAGTGACCATGCCCTCCTTTAGGAACTAAACCTCCTCCCATATACCCTAATCTATCTGCATTGTTTATCATGTCCATTGTATCTTTTCCTAATTCATCCACAGCTTCTTTTCTAACAACATACTCTCCGCTTTTAAGCATAACTGGGCCTACATTATCTGCTTGAGCCATTATAAAATCCTCCTGTTAAAAGGCATCATATCTATTAATCCTCTTCCCATAGTCATTCCACCACCCATATATCCAGACTTCTTTTTCTTCTTAGCCATACCACCGTACATGTAATTATCCATCATGCCACCTGCCATGTAATCATCTATCATGCCTCCTTCCATCATATACCCCATACGGTTTCTAACCTCTTGAGGTAAGTTCATCAAGCCTTTGTTTCCTTCTGGTACTTCTTTTAGCTTACCTCCTTTCATCATTCCTATAGCATTTAAGGGAGGAAGAGATAATTCTGGAATTCTTCTAAGTGATAACTGGGGAATATCTTTGCCCATTTGAGATGCAATGTTTATACCTAAGTTCCTAGCTAAGTCTTTCATTTTTGTTTCTTGAGCCATTGATTCTTTAGCCATTGCAAGAAGCTCATTTGACTCACCTAATTCTTTTGCTCTAGGTAAAGATGCTAAGAAGTCCATTTCAGTTTTATCGTACATAGATGGCATTTCGTCAGGTACTATATCAGCTAATAAACCTGAACCTTCATACCTCATTGCTCTCTCTGTTTGCCTACTATCTCTTTCTTGATCTAGTATATCAGTTAAAGCATCCATTCTTTTTGCAGATTCACTTCTCCTATCTCCCCCATAACTTCTTCTTAATTGTAAAGGTATCTCTTCAAAAGAACTTGAAAACTTTGGCCCAATTGCTCCACCTTCTTCATATCCAAAGTAACTTGTTGCTCCAGCTATATCAGCTTCAGGTATATCTACTAAACTACCAGCTCTATCAACAACTGAACCACTTAAATCTGTTGTTCCAAATTTAAGTTTATTCATAACGTTGCCAAACAACTCACCCGGTTGCATTGCTTCAAGTGACTCCATAGCTGTTCCAAGCCCAGACCCTAAAGCAGTTCCAACTCCTGCACCTACAGCTCTACCAAGAACACCTTCTTCCCCAGCTTCTTCCATTTCTTTTAGCTTAGAAAAATCTTCTCTAAACAAACCTGTTTTAGAAGCTTCCATATCACCTGCGTCATACAGCTTACTACCAGCTAACTCACCTAATCCAGAACCTAGAGCTGAGCCAAGTCCTTTGCCTATTGCTAATCCAGCTGGGCCAGTAAAAGGAGTTAAGGCCGCTCCTACTGCTGTTCCTAAAACTTTACCAGCTCCACTAAACAAACCTCTACCTCTTTGTTCTCTAGCCAGCTTTCTATATTGCTCTTCAAATTCTTCTTGTGCTTGAGTTACATCTCTTTGTAAACCTAAACCATAGCGTGCACTAGACAATCCGGGTACGTAACCTCCTGTCTGGTAAAGCATAGGTTTCATATACCCACCACCTAAATATTCTTTCATTGTTTTATACTTCATATTGTCCTCTATGTTGTTACTTCTACACGCCATACTGACGTTATATACCAATCTTCTGCCCCAGTAGGGTCTACATTTGCTGTAATTGAAATACCGCATTTAGTTCCAGAAACAATAGATGGCAAGTTGTCAAAATCTGCAAGAGATAATTCAAAAGATGTGTTACTTGCTTGCCTTGATGTGGTACTTGCACTTGCTACGTTTACTACGGAAGTAGAACCATTTTCTTGTTTGTAAAGCTTTATAGTATATAAAGCATCTACGTCTGTTATAGTTTCAGGTCTTATTATTATTTTTTGCATAGACATATTAAATGGAGCTAAAAAACCTGTAGTACTAACATTCATTGATGCTTGCTCTCCAGTACCTGCCCAAGGTATGTAGTGCTCAGATGTACCTATGTCATCTGTAAAATTGTGCACAAAATGTCTATAGTCTATAAATTTTCTTGTATACTCTAACTCACTTGCAGTTAACTTCTTATCTATTAACTGATTACCACCTCTCGTCATGTAGTTTTTAAACTCAATACCTTTATGTTTTCTATATACAGCTAAGTTTCCGTTCTCAATAGATACAAAAGTACCGCCTTCTTGTAATGTTGTGGCTGGTGCTCCCGTGGAAAAAGACTGAGACTGTTCAGTAGAGTTATTTAATCTTCTTATGTCTCTAGACATTAGCCTGCCACCGCATCCTTATTACCTATTATTCTATACTGAGCCTGCATATCATTTATGTATATCTTACTTTCAGTATCCCAACCATTTGTACCTTCTGCTATATCTATTTTAAAAGCTATGCTTTGACATTGCACAGGAGAAGAGGGAGCAAAAACTGCTGTCTTGTATACTCCATCAGCTTGAGTAAGTGAACCTGTACTAAAAGCTACCCAAGTTCCACTTTGATTTATCTGATAGTAAACATTAGCCGCAGGAACTACAGTACTAGCACTATGCTGATAATGAATGTATAGCTTGTAGAACTTCTTAACCAAGGAAGGAGTGCCTAGGTCATAGTCACCAGTCTCAATTTTATAAGTCTTATGTGTTTTTGGTGATATATCGTAAGGAGTAAATAAAACAACATTGTTACCTTCACCTCCTAAGTCTGTACTCTTAACGTCATAAGCTGTTATCAATCTGCCTGAGCTATCGTTTACAAAATTAGTTAACACAGGGACAAAACTAGAACCGTTTGTAACGCTATCATTAAAAGCGTTAGGAGCTAAGTCTTTAGCGTAAGTAAAAGAGCCTGTTCTTATATCGTATATATAAGCATGTCTAGCTTGATCTACGTCTTGCATTATCATCACTTGATTAGAGTCTGATATGTAACCTAAAGATAATTGCTGTCCTCCAAAAGAAGCCCACTCTTCATCAGATATTTTACCATCATTTACTCTTTTTGTATCAGAGCCATTGTAATAATACACTCCATTGCTATTTGCCCATACAATGCCAAGCTCTCCCTTGCATACTGAATATGGATACTTAACACCAGCTGAGTATACTGTATCTTCTATGTACCAACTAGCAGGAGAAGATGAGGAAACGTTTATAACTTGCATAGTTCTTTGCTTATAGGCTAGGATTCTATCTGCAAAAGATTCTATTTTTACATAATTTTCTGCATCTCCCTTCGATGCTTCTATAAAATTTAAATTAGGAAATGTATCATACTTTCCTATTTCACTAAACATTATCCTGTCACCAAAACTACTAAATTCTGTTAAGCCATCATTAGACCCAGAGCCACCTTCATCGTATTTAACGTTAGCAACAAAAGCTCTTCTGTTAGCTATTACAGCTGTTGAGTAACCTGCTCCTAATTGACCAAAAGATATTTGCTTTGTTGATTGTGAAAACCCATTTAAGCTAGCGTATGTATCTAGGTTTGGAGCTTCTAATTCTAGTTGCCAATAGGTAGTGCCTCTGTTTGCTAGTGTAGTATTAGTAGGGTCTGTTATTCTAAAGTGATGGTCTCCTGCAGGGCCAGCAGTTGAGCTGTCTTGAACCCATTGATTATAGTTACCAAGAAGAGAAGACCTAGCACCATCTTTAATGCTTATGTCTATTAATAAAGACCAATCATCACTAGAGCCACTTTCTCTTATATATATTCTACCTCCAGATATTCTATTTGCATATCTACTAGATGCACTAGAAGGGTTATGATTTGCGTATACATTTAAAAGAAGTTTCTTTAAACCTGTAGCTGTAAATGTATTAGATATAGTATGCAATAAAGATTCTTGATTACCGTCATATATAAAAGTACAAGCAAACTCATAAGTCTTAGCTTCCCAAAGTCCAGAGTCAGTACTTTCTGCAACAGATATACTCCAACCTAAACCATCTGTTTTCCCAAACTCAACAGACCCATCTATACTTCCAGAGGCTATGTAGGCTCCTACAGTAGGCTTAGCTAAGTCATTGTTTTCTGCATACAAGTTAGACTCTACAGAGTAGCTTATAAAGTTGTCTATTTCTCCAGATGCTCCAGACTCAGCGGCAAAAAACATATCTCTTTTAATATATCCATACCACTTAGGTTTAGAGGCATTTAGCCTGTTTCCATCAGCAACTCTAGTAGCTCCATTAGCAGAGTAAAAAACCCAATTAGGAAAAGTAGAGCTTGTTGCTATTGTTTCCATATCTATAACGTCAACTGTTTTTACGGGACTTGTGGAAGCTCTAAATACATCTATCTTGTTATCATCTGCGTTTCCCAATAATAAAGCAACGTCGTCTTGTACTCCAATTCTTTTAAATGTAACTGTAGTGCCAGCTTCTATAGCTTCATGTGCTAAGTTTTCATCTATCCTCATCAACAAAGCATGCTCTGTGCTTTTTACTGTTATAACGTCTCCATTGTAGTTTGCTATAAAATTTGCAGTTCCAGAAGAAACAAATGTTTGGTCAACTCCTAAAACAGTAAAAACTCCATTGTTACTTGAAGTCCCACTAACTGATATTTTGATAGGAAAACTTGAATTTAAAATATCATTTAAAAAATTATTATTAGCATGCGTAAGTAATCCTGTGCTAGCACTTATTGCAATCCAGCTAGAAGCAGGGTAAGTTAATTGAGTGCTTGGTTGAGTATCAGACCTTGATAAGAAACCAATATAATAATTTGAAGATGTTCCGTCATCATTTCCAAGTGTATTTATTGTTACATTACCACTAGGAGATATACCAGTTAAACTAAATCCAGCAACTGCAGTTTCATCGTCATACTCAAAGTAATGCAGTCCATATCCGGGATTTACAGATGCAGTAAAGACTCCTGTGCTTGTACCATCAAAGTCTAAAGCTTCACCATCTGTTAATTCATCAAACTTACCTCTAGGTTTTAACTCCCCACGATTAGATAAGTCAAAATTTACAATCTCAACAGCTTCACCAGATGATAAGTCCCTGCGATTCTTGACATTGTTTATACCTTTGGAAAAGTCATTTATATTTAAATATGTTTTTGGCATTTAATCTCTTATTTCTATGTGAACTAAGTCGTCAAAGCCATTATCTTTTACATCCCCATCACTATTCCAGTCGCCGCCCCAACGAATTTTTAAACCTAGCTGATGAGCTATACCTCTTATCATTCCACCCATGTAATGAAATCCGTCTCTGTTTTCCCAGTCTATTGGATAGGGAGCTAAATCTACCGCCTTACCCTCCATGTGCCTTGAATACTTTACTTTCGTGGCTCCCTTTTCCAATAACTCTTTTTGTCTTTCTTCACTTCGCAAACCTTCTATGATAGTAACATCCATTACTTTGATTAACTCATCTAATACTTTGATAAGCCTATGGTCTACACCTTTCAATCTTTTCTTACTTTTTCTTCCAAACTTATACATAAGATACCTACTTCTTTTTTCTTCTAGTAGCTTTTCTTTTGGTAACTTTTTTCTTACCACCACGTATTAAATCTGAGTCTGCTTTTCTAGCTCCACCTTTACCTGTAGCAAAGCTTCTAACCCTGCCTGCCGCCCATTGATGAGCACTAACTCCGGGTCTAGAACCACTAGAATAAAAAGCACCAAGTCCTCTAGAGTAAACTTTGTTTAATGTGGACTTTGATATACCTGAACTTTTAGAATACTTACTTACAACGGAAGCTTTACTTCCTCCGCTTTTTGGCTTTGCTTTTCTTTTTGCTGGTTTTCTTGCCACTTTTACTCCTTTGCTTTGATATTTTATCCATCATAGCAGGTGTCAACCTACCAGATTTATAGAGCTTTCTAGTTCTAAGTATCTCAGACTCTGATTTCTTTTTGTTTTTAGAACCCTTAACATATTTTTTAGGAACACCTCTTTTTGTTTTAGGAACTTTCTTAAATTTTCTAGCCATTATTTCTTAATCTTTTTAACTTTTCCATTTTTAGTTCTAGCAAATTTATGAGTTTTAGTTTCTCTTATTAATGTTCCAGAATAAGTTTTTCCACCCCATTTCCAACTAACACGCCTAGCCATTACTTTCCAACTTTTTTCTGAGCCATTTTATGAGAAGCTCCAAAACTTTTTCCTTTTTTCATTGCTGTAGCCATCATTCTTAAATGTTTTGCGGTATGATGAACTGAATGTTTTTTCATAGCATTTGCCTGTCTCGT